GCGGCCTGGCTTCGAGGCCTGAAGGTTTTGTGCTGTACCTGACTACCCAGTCTGACGAACCGCCTGCAGGGGTATTCGCTTCTAAGCTGATGTACGCCCGGAAGGTTCGAGACGGGGAAATCGACGACCCTCAGTTCCTGCCGATTCTGTACGAATTCCCTAAGTCGATGATCGAGAGCGAAGCCTATCTCGACCCTGCCAATTTCCATATGACAAACCCGAACCTCGGGAAGTCAGCCAGCATTGAGTTCATCGCTCGGGAGATTCGCCGCGCCAAGGAAACCGGCCCCCACGAAATGCTGATCGTTCTGTCGAAGTACCTGAATATCGAAATCGGTATGGCTCTCCGCACCGACAGATGGGCGGCGGCGGATTACTGGCTGGCGCAGAACAACGAAAGGATAAACCTGAAGTTCATCCTGGAGATGTGCGAGGTGATCGACGTAGGGATCGACGGCGGCGGCCTGGACGACTTGCTAGGTCTGTCGATCGTGGGGCGCCTAACAGGCGGCGGCAAATGGCTGTCGTGGTCTAAAGCATGGGCGCACCCTTCTGCGCTGCAGCGCAACTTGAAAGAAGCCTCAAAGATGCAGGACTTCAGCGATAACGGCGACCTGGTACTCGTGAAGCGCATAGGCGACGACGTAACGGAAGTGTGCGATATCGTCGAGCAGATTTACGAATCAGGACTACTGGACAAAATCGGTGTCGACCCGGTCGGCATCGGCGCCATCTTCGACGAACTGGTAGCGCGTGAGATCCCGGAAGACAAGATCGTAGGTATCAGCCAGGGCTGGAAGCTCGGCGGTGCTATCAAGACGACCGAACGGCGTCTAGCAGCGGGCGACATGGAGCACGCAGTGCAACCGCTGATGAACTGGGCGGTATCCAACTGCCGCGTAGAGCCACGGGCAAACTCGATCCTGATCACGAAACAGGCTTCAGGCTCGGCCAAGATTGACCCGGTGATGGCGCTGTTCAACGCAGTGTCGCTGATGGCGCTTAACCCACCTGCAGCACATCGTAAGCATCAAATGTTTTTTCTATAGTAGATATTGAATATTCTACTTAAGCAGGTAGAATGAACGAAGCCGGCTACTGCTGAAACAGTGCCGGCTTCTTACCACTTACCGATAGGCGCATCGAAAATGGCTAAACAAATCCTACCAGAAAGCCCTAGCGGCATTTATGAAATCCTTAACACCGTGACGGATAAACGCTATGTCGGGAGCGCTCAAAACTTCATCAAACGTTGGCGCGAACACCTGAAGGGTCTTAAAGCCGGCAGGCACCATTCGAGACATCTGCAGTCGTCTTGGGATAAACACGGCGCGGAAGCATTCGTGTTCCAACCGATTCTGTACTGCGAGCCCGCAGAACTCCTCGAGTACGAGCAGCTCTGTATAGACGAGATGAATTCTGCGTACAACATTTGCCGAGTGGCCGGCAGCACTAGGGGCACGGTTAAATCTACCGAATGCCGACAAAAGATTTCAGAGAAAGCCAAGGGTCGAGAGTGGACCGAGGAGCAGCGGGTGAAAATTACAGCTGCTATGACCGGTCGTAAGATGTCTGAAGATTTTTGCGAAAAACTCAGAGGCAACCAATACGCGAAGGGCTCCAAGCATACAGATGAATGGAAAGCAGCAAATGCTGAGAGAATGCGCGGACAGAAAAGGCCGAAGGACGCGGAGTATCGTAGAAAAATATCTGAGGCTCTGAAAGGGAGAAAGCTCTCGGAGGAGCATAAGGCTGCGGTGTCAGCAGCTATGACGGGAGTTAAGAGAGGGCCTAGAGGCCCTTTGTCTGCGGAGTCCTTGGCGTCGTTCCGCGACAAGATTAAAGATAAACCGAATAATAGTTTAGGGAGTAGAAGAACCCCTGAACAGAGAGCGGCTATGTCGGAAAGATCCAAGGGTAAAGTTCGCTCTGAGGCGGCGAAAGCGAAAGGAGGAGAAGCCATGAGAGCCGCGTGGGCGGATCCTGAAAGACGGACAGCTATGTTGAAGGCACGGGAAGACAAGAAGACGCCGGAGAAAAGAGCGGAAACCCTAGCGAAAAAGAAAGCAGTAAGGAGAACGGAGGATTCTAAGGAGAAAACAAGAGAAGCGATGCGCACAAGGTGGTCGGAGTTGGGTTACCGCGAAAGAGTGCTAAAAGCTCGCGCGGAAGCACGCAGCAGAAAAGCAAAACTTGCCAAGGCGGATGAAAACGGGCTTTAATGCGGCTAATTTATCGCCCATTAGTGAAGCGAGCAATGAACAGAGCTTATAGCTATCTCGAAATAAAGGCGGTAGGCGATGGGACTTCGCGCACTATCACTGGATGGGCCACGACTCCCGAAACCGATAGGGTCGGAGACATCGTAGAGCCCCTCGGTGTTCAGTTCAAAAACCCGATGCCTCTACTGATGCACCACGAACACGATGAGCCAGTAGGCTTGGCCGAGTTCGGTACGCCGACAGCGAAGGGTGTTCCTTTTACCGCTACGTTTCCGGCTATTGCTGAAGACGGCGATTTGAAAGACCGAATCGAAGAAGCCTGGCAGTCGGTGAAAGCCGGCCTTATTCGGGCTGTGTCTATCGGGTTCCGCTCCCTAGAGGATGAGAACATCGCAGGCACTTGGGGCACTCGGTACGTCAAAACAGAAGTTTTTGAGCTTTCGTTAGTGACAGTGCCGGCGTGTGCCGGCGCAGTTTTTAATATCAAGTCCTTCGATCACGGTGCTCCGGCCGCGTCCGGCAAATCGGCGCACACTGTCGTTAGACTCGGTAAACCTGCCGGCGCTTCGGCAACCGTTGTTAAGCAAATCCCTAAAGTTCCGAAGCCCCAGGAGGGCAACATGAAAATCAGTGAACAAATCAAATCGTTCCAAGATGCGCTGACGCAGAAGTCCGCCCGTCAAATGGAACTGATGACCGCTGCAGAAGGCCGCACCCTGGACGCCGCTGAGTCTGAAGAGTTCGACACCTTGTCGGACGAACTGGCCGCGACCGAAGTGCACATCAAGCGCTTGGAGCAGATGTCGAAATCGAATGTCTCCAAGGCGACCGAAGTGACCGACGAATCTGGCATGCGTAAGCCGCTCGGCCACATCTCGGTCAAGGCTACCCATCAAGTCGCTAAGGGCACCGCGTTTACCCGTTACGTGATCGCTCAGTGCCGCGCCAAGGGCAACCTTGTGCAAGCCGCTGAGATCGCCAAGCAATGGCATGACACTACGCCGGAAGTGGCCGAAGTGCTGAAAGCCGCCGTGGCTGCGGGTACTACCACTGATGCCGCATGGGCGGCACCACTGGTTCCTTATCAAAACATGACTTCGGAATTTATTTCGTTACTCAGGCCATCCACGATTGTCGGCAAGCTGACCGAATTGCGGGCGGTCCCCTTCAACGTTCGTATCCCCGGCCAAACTCAGGGCTCGACCGTAAATTGGGTCGGCGAGTTGGGGGCCAAGCCAGTTTCCGCCCTGGCGTTCCAAGACATCACCCTGCGATTCAACAAACTGGCGGGCATCGTGGTTATCTCGGACGAACTGGCGCGCTTGTCGACCCCTTCGGCAGAAGCGATCATCCAAGGTGACTTGACCGCGCAAATCGCCCAGTTCATGGACGATTCGTTCATTAACCCTGCGTATGCAGCCGTTGGCGATGTGCGTCCTGCTTCGGTGACCAACGGCGTTACCCCGATCGCAGCCACTGGCGTCACCGCCGATGATTTGCGGTCGGACATCCGTGCGGCCTATAGCACATTCATCGCGGCTAACCTGAGCGTGGCCGGCGCCACTTGGATCATGACTTCAACCATGGCGATGGCAATTGGCATGATGATGAACCCGCTGGGTCAGCCTGAGTTCCCGGGTATCGGTGCAACTGGCGGTACTTTGATCGGCCTGCCGGTTATCGTGTCCGAAACTGTGCCGACCGACTCCAGCGGCACCATCATGGTTCTCGTGAAGCAAAGCGAGATCCTATTGGCGGATGAAGGTGGCGTAACCATCGACGTAAGCCGTGAGGCATCGATCCAGATGAACTCAACGCCGGATAGCCCTACCACAGCTTCTACAGTCTTGACAAGCCTCTGGCAGCAAAACTTGGTGGGGATCAGGGCAGAGCGCCTCATCACCTGGAAAAAACGTCGTCCAGAGGCTGTTGCGTATATCAGCGGCGCCCGGTACGGAAGCTAAAAGCTAGACACCGCAAAGGAATGCGGTAAACTAAAGTTCGCCACATCCGGGTAGCTCCCGTGCACCGTCTCTCAGCGGTCGATGTGGCGAACTTTTTCTATTTCTGAGAGCGCCTTTCATAGAGAGTGAAAGCAAAATGGCCGACTACATCTACGCTCTACATTGCCCTATCGCCAAGACCGTGCGATATATAGGCAAAACAAATAATCCAGATAGACGCCTGAATGACCACGTATGTGCGGCCAAGACTTTTAAATATCGCCATCATACCTCAGCTTGGATTCGTAAAATTCTGAGCATAGGCGCGGTGCCAACGATGGAAATCCTAGAAATTCTCCAAGATGGAGAGGACTGGCAA